TGTAAAAGCCATTATTTCTCCAATCTTAATCCTCTATCAACTGTCTAATGACCTTCTAGTAGGATTTATTTTTTGTATGAGCTAATAATATCTTTCCAATTTTTCTTTTTATCTTCTTTAGACATTTTACCCCAATCTGTAAGAGGGTTTTTGCCTTTGACTGTTCCACGAACTTGTGGTTCAGTAGGACTTTTAGAAGAAATTTCAGATACCATAAACTCTAATACGTCAAGTTCTTTATCTTTAAATTGTTCACGCTTATCTTCAGGTAACTTATTTAACAAAATAGACTTTCTTTGTTCAACCATCGCATTGTATTTTTCTTTATAAGGATTAAGTTCATTTACTTCAGCTTCAAATTTTTCAGCCAAAGTTTTAAATTCTTCTTTTTCCTTTAACTTTGCGTTTTCTTGTTGTTCTAATTGTTTTCTTAAATCAGCTAACTGTGATTCAGCGTCTTGTGCTCTTTTTCTATACTTCTTGCTTTCTGCTATGTACTCATTGTGAGCTGGTTCTTGAGTAACATTCTCTGTACCACTATCCACTACTGTTTCATTAGATACTTTTGCTTCTTCGGACATACTGCCCTCCTATATGTTGTATAATTGGTAACGCAAAATACAATATCTTGCATTTGTCATATATCGTAACTTAAATTAGAAAGGTATTAAAATGCAAGTTTTAAATAATTATAAACAAAAATGGTTTAATTTTTTAGGCTATGAGCCACACGAGGGTCAGCGTAAATTGCATTTTCCTACCAAAGAATCTGCTAGGTTTTTTGTAATGGTTTGTGGGAGGCGTTTCGGAAAGACTACGGCATCGGCAATGGAAGCGACATTCTACGCCTCCCAGCCGAATCAGCGTATATGGCTTGTAGGACTTTCCTATGATAAAGCCGACTTGATGTTCAGAGAAGTGTGGGATAAAATGGTAAAAGGACATCAAAACGATATTATCAAGGCTTCTGAAAAAGAAAGATATATCAAATTCAAATGGGGAACTACAGTTGAAGCTAAATCAGCAGATAACCCTGATTCACTTGTAGGTGAAGGGTTAGATTTACTAATCATAGATGAGGCAGCTAAAGTTAGACCTAGAATTTGGGATATGTATTTATCTCCCACATTATCTGACAGAAAAGGAAAGGCGATATTTATATCAACGCCAGAAGGGTTTAATTGGTTATATGATTTGTTCTTGTTGGGAAAAAGTGATGAACTATGGGAATCACATCAAGCACCATCTTGGGATAATTCCTTCGCTTTTCCTGAAGGTAAAGGCGACAGATTTCTCATTGAGAGAAAACGTAATATGGCTAAAGAGCTTTTTGACCAAGAGTATGGTGCTCAGTTTACGAGCTTTGAAGGTAGGGTTTATCCTTTTGATAGGAATCTTGATGTCGGTTACTATCCTTACAATCCACATCTTCCTACTTTTTGTAGTATTGATTTTGGGTATCGTATGCCAAGTGTTGGCTGGTTTCAAACGCACAGAGTAAATGGTGAATGGCACATAAATATGATTGATGAGATAATACACGAAACAAATATAAAGACAGATGAATTAGCAGATAGAATTAAAGCAAAACCATACAGAGTAATAAGATATTATGGCGACCCTGCTGGACTTCAAGCACAAGGACAGTCAGGCGTAGGAGATATAGAAATTTTTAGAAAAAAAGGTATTATAGTAAATACAATAACAGATAAAGCATCAAGAAGCATAAGTGCAGGTGTAAATCACGTTAGAAGTTTTATAGAAAACGCAAATGGGGAAAGATACCTACATTTAAATAATAATTGTATAGGTATGGCAGAAGACTTAGAAAGTTATAGATACCCTGAAGCACAGGATAGTAAACCTTTAAAACAAGAACCATTAAAAGATGGTTATCATGACCATAGTTGCGATATGATGAGATATTTTTTTATTAACCATTTTCCAATGAAAAACAGACAAATAAAAGTGAGGCAAAGATGATATATAGTGAAACTGACGTAATACAAGAAAGTTTAAAAAACTTAAAGGTATTTAATTCAAATCAAAGAGAAAGTTATGTAAATAAACTTTTAGATTATTATAATGGAAACAATGTATCTAATTATATAATTAGCAATTTTGATTTAGAAGCATTTAGAGAAGTTCCACCTTACGAAGCAAATATAACTAAAAAGTTTATAAACAAAATGTCTAGGATTTATACAGTTGGTGCTGATAGGAATGTTAATAAAAAATATGATGAACTTACTATATATAAAGATTCAAAAATGAAACACATTGAAAGAATGACACGTCTGATTGGAACTATTGCAACTCGTATTATGTTTGTTAATGATGAAAAACAATGTTTTGATTATCAGCCTATATATTATTTTCACCCTTTCTTTGAAGATGACCCATTTAGACCTGTTGGTATATCTTACCCTTTAATGCACTATACTGCTGACACTACAAATACAGATAAATGTCAATATATACATTGGAATAACACAGAATATGTTATTTTTGATGAAGATGGTATAATATTAGAGCAAAATGAGCATGGATTAGGCGTTTTACCATTTGTTTTTACACACAGAGAAAATCAATGTGATGATTTCTATGTTGAGGGTGCAAATGACATTATGAACGCTAATGAGCATATAAATATCACTATGACAGAGATGCAACTTGGTCTAAGGTTTCAAATGTTTGGACAACCTGTAGTTTCAGGTGCAGATTTAGGAAATAGACAAAGATTTGGCTCAGATGTTATATTAGAGCTTCCTTCTGACGCAAATTATGACATAAAATCACCAGCAGGTGATATAATAAAGGTTATAGAAAATGTTAAGTTCCAAATGGAGCTTGTAGCACAAAATAACCACTTATTTGTCCAATTTGCACAAGATGGTGGCGAAACACCTAGTGGTATTGCTCTAAAAATTAAAGATTTAGAGAGATTTGAGGATTATCAAGACGATTTAGCTTTATTTACACTATATGAGCATGAAATGTACAAAGTTGAACGTATGATAGCACAATCTTTTGGTATATCTTTGCCAGAAAAGTTAAAATTAGACTTTAATGAGCCTGAATACCCAATGACAGTACAAGACCAGATAGCATTAGATATGCACAGGCTTAATTTAGGATTAATAAGTAAAGCTGAACTAATGGTAGAATACAATAAAGACTTGACTTTGGAAGAAGCAAATGCTAAATTACAAGAGAATCAAGAACCTATACAAATACAGGTAGACCAAAATGTTCAAAATACAAACCAGCAAAGCTAGATTTAACAAAATTGTTAAAAAAGTAGCATCAAAAAAAGTAAGAAAAAAGATTTTACGACTATTTACTGAAGAAATAGCAGAAGAATCTAAAAAATACATCACACAAGGTAAAGTTACGCCAGAATTAAAACCTTCTACCATTAGAAACAGAAGAAAACGTGGTGTAACCAATCAAAAACCATTATTATTCAAAAAAGGATTAAGAGATAGCATAAAAGGAACAGATGATGGTGTAGAATTTGCTGGATATGGTAAATACCACAGAAGAAAAGGTGGATATATTGCTTGGGGTAAAGTAGCAGTAGAACAAAGAGAATTTATAGCATATCACGCTGATGATGGGATAAAAAAACGAATAAAAAACAAAGTAAAACGTAGATATATGGAAGAAATCAACAAATAAGGAGTATTATGACTGATAAAGACAAAGAGGTATTCAATGCAATACTAAAATTAATAAGCAATATGCAAGTACAGATAGATTTATTAGTTGATAACTTAATTATTGAAACTAAAGACGAATTAAAAATTTACAATGATAAAATAGTAGAAATAGAAAAAGACACATATCAGCAAATGTGCGAATTAATGGAAAGCAACACAATACCCTTTATGGGAATAGCATAATGGAGAATAATGGATTTTTTTACAATATTGGAACAATTTGGAATACCAGTAGCGATGACAATAGCCTTCGGATTCTTTATATGGAAACAAAACAGGTTCATACAAGAAACTCTAATGACAGAACTAGACCAAGACTTCAAGAGGTTGGAAGGTATTATTATTAAGCTGATTGACCAGCAAAAGAAAGTACAAATGGAACAAAAGAAATTAAATGGTATATTCAAAGCACAGGTAGAGATAATAGCTCGTTTAAGTGGTAACGGATTAAAAGATAAATTTTTACGAATGATGGAAAAAGGTGGAATGAACGATGATTGATAAAAAGATTTCAATAGGATCAATACTGACGATAATAACAGTAGCTTCAACAATAGTATACACTCATGGTGCAAATGCAACTAAATTAAATGGATTTGAAGCCGAACAAACTAAAAGCGTAAGACGTATAGATAAAAACGAAGAAGATATAACAGATTTAAAAGTTAGTGTAGGTAAGATAGAAACACAATTAGATAATAGATTTGATAGAATAGAAGATTTACTCTTTGAACTTAGCGATTAGCCTTTTCAGCAGCAATTATACGTTCTTCCCATTCTTTTCTTTGACCCTTAGTAGGTTTTCTAGCAGGTAAAGGTTCAATACCAACAGCTTTAGCTCTTTTCTTCCACTTATACCATTGTTTCCTTTTATCGTTGTAAGTAAGCTTTTTCTTCTCCCTATCCATAATAGTCTTAATCTTAATCTTTTCTTCTTTGACCGTTTTATGCTCTTTTCTTTCAGGTAAGTCCTCTGGCATCTCTACCTCATCAAATATCTCAACAACTTCGGCGTCTTCTATACTCTCTTTCTTTAAAAACTTCTCAAAAGGACTATCAATAGTAATGTTTACATTCTTTACCA